AGTCGTACACGAAATTATTACATCACTAGCTATGCACGGAAATGCGTTCATACTTGTTGATAAAGATAGACAAGGTAGAGCGGTTCAATTAACACCAATACACCCTGAAAAAGTAAAAGTAGAAATGCAAAATGGTAAAAAAGTATTTTTAATTCAAAACAAACAAAAGAACACAGAAAAACGAATTACACAATACAATATGTTACATTTCACTTGGTTTACGTACCCAGGGCAACTTGTAGGTGTTAGCCCACTCCGCACAAATAGCAACACTTACGGGTTAGCCCTTGCAATGGAGAGACACATATCACAATGGTATGGACAAGGTGCAACACCATCATCAGTTTTAGAAACAGATAGAGAGTTAACCGAAGAACAAGCAAAGATTTTAAAAGATACTTGGGCAGGGGCGCATACAAGAAATAGAAAACCTGCTGTACTTACTGGTGGACTGCGTTGGAAGTCAATACAAGAAGCAGCAGGCAAAGAACTTATAGACGCTAGAGAACAAATAGTAAATGAGATTGCTAGAGTGTTTAGAATACCTGCACACTTACTTCTTACTAAAGATAATACTAACGTGTACTCTAACATTGAAAGTAATGGACTAGCTTTTGTAAGATACACACTACTGCCTTGGATAAGAAGAATAGAAGATGGTTTAACCACATTACTACCAGGTAAACAATACGTTAAGTTTGACACAGATGAGTATGCAAGAGGAGACCAACTTAGCAGGGTAAGAAGTTTTCAAACAGCTATATCTACTGGAATAATGACACCTAATGAAGCAAGGTCAAAAATGGATTTAGAGCCGTATGAGGGTGGGGATAAATTCTACCAAGGTATTATTGGTGGAAGTCCTATTGACCCTGAAACAATGAAACCAACTGGTATTGACCAACACGACCCAACAAATGAAATAACAAATGATTAGTGAAAACTTTTCTTTAAATGACACTACGCCAGTAAAAATAATATCTAAAGTAGATATGTACCAACAAGTGTACATACACAATAATACAGGTGGCGCAGTATACGTAGGCGGTTCAAATGTAACTTCTACAAGTGGTTATCACTTAGCCAACCACGAACACGTAGCAATGGAAATACCACAACAAAACGAATTATTTGGAATTACAGGAAGTGGAACTGGCGATATTGTTATTGTGAGGCCTGACTGATGGCAGTAGATAGAAAACCACCTGCCTTTATGATTGCTAACGCTAAAAGAGGTTTAGAGAATTTAAACAGAGCGGGAGACGGACTTACAGATAAAACAAAACGTGAAGCACGTTCTATGGCTAACGGTGAAGATGTAAGTAAAGATAAGATTGTACGTATGGCAGCTTGGCATAAAAGACATCTATCAGATTTAGACAGAGAGAAAACAAATCCTAATGACCCTGATACGTGGAGAGCGTCAGATGTAGCATTTTTATTATGGGGTAGTAACCCTTGGTCTAAACCAATGCAAGCAGGAGATTGGGCAGAACGTAAAGTTGCTCAATTAGTAACTGAGGGTGAACTCGAACCTAGAAGCTACAAAAAGAAAACAAAAACAAAAAAACATACTAGACCATCTAAGAGATTTGACAGCAGTATTGCTATATCACAAACGTTGCAAATGCAAAAAAGGTCAACTATCCTTGAAGCAATGGATAGACAAACTGAAAATAGAAGTTTTACATTTACAGCAGTAGAAGAACGTAACGATGATGGTAAAGATACATTATTGTTTACTGGTTACGCTTCTGTATTTAACAAAGGTTACGGTGTACGTGACCAACAGGGTTCTTATGAAGAAACCATAAAACCAGGTGCTTTTAAAAAGACACTACAAGAACAAGATGACGTAAGGTTTTTAGTAAATCACGATGGTATTCCATTGGCTAGAACTTCATCAGGTACATTAGAACTAGAAGAAGATAATTACGGTTTATTTGTACGTGCTGAATTAGACCCGTCGAACCCAACAGTTGCAGAGATATCAAGCGCTATGAAGCGTGGAGACTTAAACCAAATGTCTTTTGCTTTTGCAGCAATTAGAGATGAGTTTGACGAAACAGGAGAAAAAAGAAACGTCACAGAAGCAAAACTATTTGACGTATCAGTTGTAACTTATCCTGCAAACCCTTGGGCGGGTGCAAAACTTAGAGGAGTTGAGATAGACGACTTACATAAAGAATTAGTTGAAGCTAGAAGCGGTGACAAAGCTGCTGAGGTTTTAGAGAGTTTTATCAATAAATTAGAGGAACGTCAAGACGAACCAACTGATGAACTTGATAAAAAAGAACGTAGCAATAAAAAGATTGAGTTGCTTAAAATGCAACTTGAAATTGAAAACCTACGTGACTAAGTCGTAACGCCGTATATTTAATTTTTTAAAAGTACACCTTACGCAGAAGTAAAAGCAAGAAATAAAGGACAACACAATGAAAAAACTCATTGAGGCTAGAGAAGCCAAAGTAGCTGAATTTGATACTTTAACTGTTGAACTTGAGGGAATGGACGAAGCTAACGAAGAATTTGACGGAAAATTTAAACGTTCCGCAGAGCTTATAGCTGAAATCAAAGACCTTAACGACAAAGTTGAAGAAGCAAGAGAAGCTTCCGAGGTTATTAAAGCCGTAAAAGAAAGCAGAAATGCTTTAGATGTTCAAGATGATGACTTGGGTGAAACAGAAGCCATAGTAGAAGTTAACGAGCCAGATATGTATAGAGATGGCGGAGAAGCTTCTTTCATTGCTGACGCTTATGCAGCAAGAACAGGTGACTACAAAGCACAAGAACGACTTGGAAAACATCAAGATGTCGAAGCTAGAGACGTAGGAACAGGTGCTTTCACAGGACTTGTAGTTCCACAATACCTAGTCGACAAATTCGCAGAAAAAGCAAGAGCTGGTAGCGCATTCTATAATGCAATACAAAAAGAAACTCTTCCTGCATTTGGTAACAAAATTGAAATTTCCAGAATTACAACTGGAACATCAGCAGCTATTCAAGCTTCTGAGAACTCAGCTGTTTCAGAAACAGATATGGACGATACCCTATTAACTGTAAACGTTAATACAATCGCAGGACAACAAGACGTTTCAAGACAAGCTCTTGAAAGAGGTGGACAACCTGGTTTCTCATTAGAGAACGTTATATTCGGTGACTTAGTTGCTGCATATTACACAGAACTAGATGACCAAATGTTAAATGGTTCAGGTTCATCAGGACAGCACTTAGGTATAGCATCAGTATCAGGAGTTAACGAAACTACTTATACAGACGCTTCACCATCAGTTGCTGAGCTTTATCCTAAACTAGCTGACGCTGTGCAAGAAGTTAACTCTAACAGATTTGCACCTGCAACAGCTATCGTTATGCACCCAAGACGTTGGGGAATGATTACAGCAGGACTTGATAGTTCTAACAGACCGTTAGTACTTCCTGCGGGTAACAATCCTGACAACGCTATGGGCGTAGGAGAAGCTGCAAAATATGGAAATGTCGTAGGAAACCTTTTAGGTATTCCAGTCATTACTGACGCTAACGTTGTAACCAACGCAGGTGCAGGTACTGATGAGGACCAAATCTATATTGTTAAGTCTGACGACCACATTTTATTTGAAGATGGTATCTTCCAAATGAAATTTGAGGAAACAAATGCAGGTTCATTAACAACTAAACTAGTTGTTTATGGATACTCAGCATTTGCTTCAGGTAGACAACCTCTTGGAATTTCTAAAATTTCAGGAACAGGATTGGTAACACCAACCTTTTAATTAAGAGTGGTTTAGTGCGTCAGGCAACTGACGCACTTTACCCATAGGAAAGATTTATGAACGATAAAAAAATAGAAGCTTTAAAGAAAGAGCTAAAAGGTTATGAATTACAAGGAAAAGCTAAAAGAGCTGAGGACGTTAAAAAAGCGCTTAAAGATATGGGCGTTAAAACTGAAACAGCAGCTAAAAAACCTAAAGCCGAAAAAAAAGTAGAAACAAAAACTGAAATAAAGGAATAGTATAGATGGCCATTGTAAACGGCTACTGTACACAAGACGAACTTAAAGGGTTTGTTAATATTCCTATAACAGATACAGCTGATGATACTTTATTAGATGACGCTATTAATGCCGCTTCTAGGCAGATAGACGCGTATTGCTCACGTTACTTTTATCAAGACACATCAGCAACAGCACGTGTATTCTTCTCAGAACACCCATATAAATTACACGTAGATGATATTTCAACAACTACAGGACTTGTCGTTAAGTATGACGACACAGACGACGGAACATACGAAGTAACAGTACCATCAACAGATTATCAAGTTTTACCATTAAATGGTGTTGTAGGCGGTATAACAGGAAACCCTTACTACACAATTGAGCTTATTAGCGATAGTAACTATGAATGGCCATTAGATTTATCAAGTAACCGAGCTAGAGCAGAAATAACAGCTAAATGGGGTTATGCTGCTGTACCTGAGCAAATAAGACAAGCAACATTAATGCTAGCTTCTGAATTGTTTGCTATGCGTAATGCACCTTTAGGTGTTGCAGGTGTTGGAGACTTTGGCGTTGTAAGTGTACAACAAAACAGAGAGGTTACAAAGCTAATTGCACCATTTAGAAAAGCACCTGTAGGAATGGCGTAAATGGCAACCTTAGCCGAAATAACAGACGGTATACAAACAACACTAGGTTCAATAAGTGGACTAAGAGTATATGACAACGTGCCTGATATGGGTTTAAACTTCCCTGCTGCATTCATCGTACCAACAAATATTGAGTTTGATTTAGCTATGCAACGCGGTACAGATATGTATACCTTTGATGTAATGATTGCAGTACAGAGAGCAGATAGTAGAACAGGGCAAGATATTTTACACGGTTACATTACAGGCTCAGGTGCTAACTCAATTAGACAAGCTATCTTTACTAATAGAACTTTAGGATTAGACGATACAGACGCAAGAGTAGCTACTGTATCTAACATAAGTGCTGATGTCAGCGTTAATGGAATTGACGCAATAGGTGCTAACATTGAAGTAGAAGTTTACACGAAAGGAACAAGCTAATGGACTGTTGTGGTAACGGTTGTTGCGGGGGTAAGTAATGGCCAGATTTAAAATTATTGGTAATAATAAAGTCTTAGGACACGAACCAGGAGACGTTGTAGAGATTGATGACGCACAATTAGTAAAAACATTAACTAAGTCAGGTCATATAAAATCTACTACAATAAAAAGAACACGAGCTAGAAAAACAGACGGAACGTATAAATCAGACGATAAAAGTACACCAAACGTCAATGAAGCTTGGGTAGAGGAAGAATAGATGAGCAAATTTGTATTTAATAATGGTAATGTATTTAGCGGTGGTTACGACTTATCCAGTAACGTAACTAGCGTAAGCTTAGATATAACATCAGATGAGCTTGACGCTACAACCATTAACAGTAATGGTTTTAAAGAGAAACTAGGCGGTCTTAAAGATAGTGCATTACAGCTAGACGGTTTTTATGAAGCAGGCGCAAACAAGCCTGACGCATTACTTGGTGCAAGTATAGGTAACGAACTAATCGTATCAGTAGTACCAGAAGCAGGTGTAGGTAACATTGCTTACTTTATGAAATCAAGATTGTTTAGTTACAATATCTTTGGTTCAGTCGGAGAGATAACACCATTTAGCGTATCTAAATCTAACTCATCAGATAAAGTGGTAAGAGGTACAATACAACTCGATGGAGATGTAACAACAACAGGTGCTTCTACAGGTAGTAACCTAGGTGCAGTAAGCACAGGGGAAAAAGTTTATGCAGCAGTACATTGCACAGCTGTGAGTGGAACATCAACACCAACAATAACTTTTATATTACAATCAGATGATAATGCAAGTTTCACAAGTCCAACAGACGTTGCAACCTTTACAGACATAACTGCTATAGACGCGCAATATGTAAGTGACGATAGTACAACATCTGATACGTACTGGAGATTAAGTTACACCATAACAGGAACAACACCTAGCTTTACAGTACACGCCTCTATCGGCATTGAATAGATATCTACAAGACTTTATACAAGCCTTAGTTTTTATGACTATTTGGATTTTTATTTTTTCTTAAGCAAAATCTAAAATACTTTATATAATTAAGGAAAAGGTATCTCCCTTTTGCGTACACAAAGACCCCTCTATACGAGGGGTTTTTTGTTTTATATAACACACACACTAAACCCCTCATAACACACATTACAATACAATATGAAAGGAGTTTACATTGGCAAAATTTGTATTAAATGACGCAAGCGTAACTATTAATTCAGTAGATTTATCTGACCATATTTCTAGTGTTACTTTAGATATCACAGCAGATGAGGTTATTTCAACTTCTATGGGTGATGATTTTAACACAAGACTAGGTGGCCTTAAAGACGGTTCTCTAGCACTTGAATTTCAAAATGATTTCGCAGCTAGCGAAGTCGACGCTACACTTTGGCCATTGTTAGGAACTGTAGTAACTTTTGAAGTAAAACCTACTTCATCAGCAGTTAGTGCAACCAACCCTAAGTATAGTGGTTCAGTACTTGTTAACAACGTACAACCATTAGCTAACGGTGTTGGTGAATTGGCTACTATGTCTGTTACATTCCCAACAAGCGGTACAATTTCAAGAGCAACAAGTTAAGGAAAGGAATTAATTATGCAAGGCGGCTACATAATTGAATATCAAGACGGAAAACAAATAGAAGCTGATATTAGACCAATAGATTTAATACAGTTTGAAAGGCAATTTAATGTTGGGTTTAGTGTCTTAGCAGATATAGAAAATGCAAGATACGAACACGCAGCTTATTTGGCTTGGTTAGGTGCAAAGCGTAAAGGTGAGCAAGATAGTTTTGACGACTTTATGAACAAAGTAGTTTCAATAAAGGAGTTTGGAACTGATGTTGACCCAAAAGCGAAGTAATAGACTTGATAGCCACGTTGAGTGTGCAAACAGGTCTAAGTCCTAACGACTTACTGAATACTGATTTGGTTATGATAACAGCTATAGCTGATGTCTTACAAAGAAAATATGGCAACACCAGGAATTGAAAGAGGTAGAACGTTAAGTGCTACTGGCTCAGTAGGAGTTAGTGGCCTTAACGCTTTGTTGCGCCAATTTAAAGAGTTAGACAAAGAAATTAACAAAACAATTCGTAGAGTTAATAAAGAGATAGCAGACGATGTATCTAATGACGCTATAAAACTAGGTAGAGTGCAGACTGTACAAGGTAGGCCAGTACTTAGAAGAAATGAGGGCGTCAAAGGTATTAAGGGTAGAGCTAGACAAAATCAAGCAAGTATAGAATTACAGGGGCATAGAAATAACGCTGTTTTATCACTAGAGTTTGGTCGTAAGTGGCAACCAACACCATTAAATACAAAAACAGGTGGTAGCTTTAGATTTTATTCACAAAAGTGGTTAGGTGAAATGCAACGTTCAAGACCTGGTGCAGGTCAGCTCTATAGGAACTTTATCGGTGACAGAGCATTTAAAACTGGTAAAGGTGGTTACGTTGTAGGTAAATCTATACAAAACGCATTACCACAGATACAAAAAGATTATTTAGAAAAAGTTTTTAAAGCAATAGAA